ACTGCCTTTGCTTCCACCACCAGCGCCCCAACAGGCACGGTCATACGGCAAAGTCTGCGCCACGATCACTTCATTGTTTTTGTCATATCCAATGAAGGCATGTACGCTTTTTGTGGCATTGGTTTTGTTCCAGTGGTTGTTATACTGATTCTTGCCAAGCCTTTCTTCAGCATCCACATAGCGTTTCAGCATGCGATTGTTTGCGCCTGTGCTATGCACAAAGACACCCACAGGAGAAATAGAGCGATTGCGGGTGTAGCTTGGGTTTTTCTTCTGGTAAACTTGTAGGATCTCCATGCTATTTCCCCCATTCAAAAAGGGCGGTTTCCCGCCCTTCAGTTATTCAGTTTCTTCAGGCAGTGCTGTTTCCTCAAGCACAACAGGCGCATTGGCATTGGCCTTGTCCACCAGGCCTTCAGCGATTACATAGGCCAGCGCACCAGCGCCAGACATGATAAGCGCCACAACCTTTTCAATGGTTTCTTCAGCAACGCCGAACACGACAAGCAGCAGCATGCCGACAAATTCAGCAACAGCAACCCAAAGCTTACGGGAGGTCAGTTTGGCTTTCCAATCGATCATGTTATTACTCCTTTCATCAATCAAAAAAGACAGCCATATTAGCTGTCCTTGTGTCAAGTATTCTGTTTATGTTTCATACAGGCAAGGGAACCACCACCTTTCATGCATGAAAAAAGCACTGTATATTTACAGTGCTTTAGAAAATATTCTTCAGTTCGATTTCAGAATCAACATACACAGCATCCACTTCATAATCATTATAGACTTTGATCTTGCTATCATTTTTATGATAAACCTGAATAGCCGAGCCATCAACATCTATAAGAACATTCTTCTTGCTGATGCCTTTGAAATTAGATTCTATCAAATGACACGCTTTTAGAAACTCTTTGTTGTTAGCGGTTTTTGAAACCGTGTAAGAATACATGTCATTCATCCTCCAATCCCAATTCTTTGTTTACATTAGCATTTGTCTTGGTTGCTGTATTGTAGACATCCTCAATGGCTTCTTCTCTTGTCATGCCTTTACGTTCCATCTTGGATTTGACAAGTTCCTCAAAGGTTTTGTTCGGGCTGTTCTGATCCAGTTGCATTCTGGTGGCTTTATCAGCCATCATGTTCCTGGCTTCTGTTCTGATTCTGTTTCTCGCTTCATATGCCAGAAGCGCCTTTTCGATCATTGGCAAGGATTGATCGATGCTGTCAGGAATGTGAGAAACACTGTTTAAATACCATTTTCTGACTTCAGTATTTCCCAACTTTATTGTACCACTTTCGCCCTGTTTTTTCAAGGTTTTCCCAGTGATTTCAGCAGATTTTGCAGCATTCAGATACTTTTCTTTGAACTCTTCAAAATCCTTCGATTTATCCAGCCCCCAGAAATCAGCGCGTTCTTGCAATGTCTTCAGTTCTTCTTCATCCAGCGCTGCAACGGCTCTTGTCAGCAGAACACATCGACAGTTGCAATCTTCAGAAGGATCACCAAAGCCGCCAGGATATTTGGCTTTCTTTCCGTCAATCTCAAAGGCTTCACCCACTTCACGGATCTGCCCATCCAGCTTGCGGTGATTATCTCTTGTTCTGCCATCCAACACAGCGCACCATTGGTTTACAACATCCGCTTTGTGTTCTTTGGCTTCCACAGAAGAATCATAAGCTGCTTCCTGCTGGATTCTGTGCGATTCAGTACGTGTTATCAGCTTTGCACGGCTTAAAGGCGCTTTGGAAGCGTTGCTGATGTTTCTTGCTATCTCTGCATAAGTTAGGCTGGATGCAATACCTCTTGTGATCTCGCTGCTGATGGTTTTTTTAAGCTTTTGAGCGTCTACGCCAAGCGCTTCATATAAACCCTCGTTGATTTCCGAATCGGTCAGAATGGCTTTTACAGCCTGTTTCTGATCGATTGGAATAATTAGTGGCATCCCTTGTCCATGCAGGTTATACATTGTGCCGATGAAAGCATCTGTGTAGCTGTCATGCAAGAATTGCTGAATGGTTGTGTACACATCACCTTTCAGCTTTTCAAGGATAGCTTGTACCTGGCCTTTTAAGGCTTTCTGGTATTGCAGGTGATATATACGGCTTTGCGTGAGTTCGTCAGACTGAAGAATGATGATCTTTTCATCAATCTGCTTCAGCGCCGCCTGATACTGTTTTGCAAGGTCTTTTATAACTCGCTTTTCAGTATTAAGCTGACGCTGAAGCAGTTCTTTTTCCCGCTTAAACAACTACATCACCTTCAGTAGGAACTGTCTTCAGTGTGTTCTGTGCTTCAGGAAGGTCATCTTCTTCAGGTGTGGGCAGCTTGTCCTTAATGTCATCATAGTCCAGTTCAAGGATTTCAGCGATGTTCTGCGCTACCAGTTCCCTGCCAAGCACAGCTTCAAGGCCAAGGTATGTGTTTACCTCTGTCTGTTTGCGCTGCGCATCCGTCAGTTCAATCTGTGCGTTATCCTGGGCATTGGTAATGACTTCAGGTTCAAAGTCAAAGTACACATCCTTCATCTGATAGTCAGTGCCTTCTGCTTCATTGATTTCAGCAAGCACAACCTTAATCAGCTTGCGTAGGAACTGCTTCACTCTGATAATGAACTTGTTATACTTCAGATCCAACGGAGCATAACGGGATTTGATAACAACATTGGTAATGTTGCCATCGCCCATCTGCGCAGAATCAAAGCCTTCGCCAAATTTGTAGATGCTTTCCTTGTCCAGTTCCAGCTTGACCTTGCGTGCTTCATACGGAACATCAACAGTCTTGTAATCAACACCGCCGCCATTTTCACCGTTTACGCCAATATGCTTCTTGGTTTTGACATTCTGCATCAATTCTTCCAGATTGTCACCCTGGAAGCCTTTAACCACAACCAGGTATTCAGAAGCATCCTGAAGGTTATTACTTAGGCCGCAAGCCATCAGGTCATAGTCATCAATCAACTGCTTGACAGGCTTTAGATCGCTGAACTGCTTCTTGTTATTGTCCAGCCTGAAAAAGGGAATGAAGCCATAGTCTTCATAGTAAAGATCGCCGCCCTCTTTCTTCTGATACAAGGTGTGCGGCCTGGGATTGACTTCCTGGGAAGTATCCTTTTCAAGCTGGCCTTCATCAGCGCTGACATAAAAATAGGTTTGGTGTGCATCCCAAACCTGAATCCTTTTGATCTTCTTTTGTCCCTTGTCAATGCGGTCAATGTACCAGTAGATGACATATTCACAGCCATCATCTGTGTCTTTGGCTCTGACTTCCACAACACCAATGCCATCAGCGCACTGGAAAGCTGTCTTGTTTTCCGCATTCTTGTATGCGTACATGTAATCAAAGCCCTTGGCAGAAGCACCTGTCAGCAGTTCATACAGTTCTGCTGTGAAGTCTTCATTTTCATTGAAGTAGCTGTCCAAGTGCGTCTGTAGTTCAGGCGTATCAGACTTGATAAATGCTTCCTTGCCGGACAAAGTGTATTGCACCTTCTGATCCACCAATTCTGTCAGGAACGGATGGGAAATCTTGATATTACTTCTGGTCTTGTCTTCCCTCAGTACACCGTCAGCATCGTAATAGAACAGCCTGTAATTTCTAATATCATGATCGCCTTCATAATAGGCTTGTCCTTGCTTTGCAAGCTGCTTCTTTGTGCTTGCACTGTCTTCCTGTATCAGGCGCAGGATTTCCGCTTCAGTGAGCAATAATCATCACCTCTCATGTTTCAATCGTGCCAGTTGTGTCAGTGTATGTTCCTGCTTCCACTGTTTGCAGTGTGGTATCCAGCCAGTAAGATGCAATGGGAAGGTATTCACCAGCTACAAAATCCCTTCCACGAAGATGGATGCCGTTTTCGTACACATCCACCACATAGCCTTCAGAGCCAGCATAGACTGTTTCAGCCGTGCCATCACCGTTTGCATCATCCCTTGGTACAGCCAAAGAGGGAATATGCACACTGTGGTAGCTGTCAGAATAGCTGTAATTGGCATACTCCGCATTGCTTGTCTGCAAGGCAAAGCGCATGTGCGAATGACCGTGAAGCCAGATCACATTTTTGTAGTGCTTCATCAGGCTTTCAAATGCAAGGCATTCAGCCGTATCATGCCAGCACCAGTTGGAATACACACCGCCAGCGTTACCGCAAGTCTTTTCCTTTACAACGCCAGGGAAAATGTGCTGGAATACAAAGCACCGTTTGTTTCTGTTGGCTTCCAGCGTTGCATA